GAAAAACCAACCTCTGTTTTTGGGGCATTTCTGGTAGAAATAGAGTGATCGGTCGATATAGTAACAAAGCTGTACAGCGAGAGAAAGCTCAAACTTCTTGAGAAGGGTTTTGTTTACTATCAAATAACCCGTGGATTTGAAAGCTTCATGGAGTAGAAAGGTAGAATTAGAAGTGCTCATGGTGCCTCCTATTTCATTCCTTTTTTTGGTGGATCCCCGATGTTCAGAAAGGGGTCCGGGTCTAGTTGAAATCCCATCCTTTCCAACGTAGTGACGTGATCTTCTTGTAAATAGAATTTCCAAGGGGTATCCGTGTACGCCCAAAAGGACCCAGCCCATCGTTTGTTTCTGTCTCGATATTTCAGTCTTAGTAGATACCCGTGTTCTTCCAATTCTCTCAGTGCGGATCGAATAGCCGATTCGCCTTCCTTGGACATTTCGCAGAGAGAAGTTATACAAGGGGTCCACCCTTCCTTATTTGAGAGGAGGAGATAAAGGACACCTTTGGCTTTGTGAGTAATACCAGGGTTTCTGAGCAGGCGGTTAGAAACCTGAGTGAGATTCTTCGATATGCTACAGTTTATGGAATCAGGCAATCTTGTTCTTCTCATCTTCTGTCCTCCTTGTTTGGGAAACAAAAAAGCGTATCGCGAGGCCATTTCACTCGTTCGATACGCTTTTTGACTGAATTGATTCGTTCTTGATTTCTGGGTTCGGAGGATTTCTGGGTGTCGTGGGAGTCCAGAAAGGCCGAAGAAAAGACGAGGGATAGGACGATGGCACAATCTATCATGAATGTCGCCTTCAAGGAGGCCTTGCCGAACCCAGAAACCAAGGACGAATTTACTAAAATCATTTATATTCATAATATAATTGTACCTTCATATCCCCTTATCCCCTTGCCTATCCTAGATCTCCCACGACCCATATATTATAATAAAAATTCAGGGGAAGGTCAAATTTTATGGATTCATTAAGGATTTCATTAGGTTATCGGCATCATCTTGTGTCATTTCCGCAGGGTCCCCTCCGTCCAGTACCCCGGATAAGATCTCCGCCCGAACCCCCTCGGCCAGTAGCTCCGCCCGGAGTTTCTTTGCGCGGGCCTGGGCCTGAGGCTCCTGGTCGAAGAGTAGGAACACCCTGTCGAACCGGGTCAATAAGGTGATTTGGCGGTCCGTGAAGGCGATTCCGAATGTGGCCACGGCTCCTGGCCCTAGCCGCCAAACATCCGTCACCCCCTCCGTCACCACTACTCGCCCCCCGACCGCTTTGTCGATTCCGTACAACAGGCGTTGGTGGGACACAAGCTCACGATCTCGGGGACAGGCCTTGTATCTTATGCCGCTCCTGCCCGTGATGTCCCGCCCTTGGAACGATACCACTTTGCCTTGGTACCGAATGGGGACGATGATACGATGTTTGTAATCTTTCCCGTCCAATAACGCAACGGGGCCTGTCCCTAGCAGGCCCCACTCCCTCTCCAACCTGTCCGGATCGAACCCCCTGCGCTCCAAATAACGGCGATGACGATTTTGTAGGGGTCCTGTGGAAGAGGGGTACCGGAAGGCTCGTCTCCGCACCGGTTCCGGACCGGGCAGTGGCCTCCGGGCTCTCCCCCCGAATTCATGGATGATCTGGAGGGCGCGGGACTTGGAGCATTTCAAAAGGGCGCAGATCACCTCTACCTTACTATGTCCTCCGCATCGCCAACAGTGGAACGCTCCCGTCTTGAGATTGAATCCAAGATGGTTCGAATGGTCCCCACAACCGGGCATAGGGCACTGGATGTTGACCCAGCCGGGGGACACATTCTTCCCATGAGTGTAGTAGGGGATATGGTGCGTATCGTAGAAACGAATGATGTCCATGAGTTTCTATCGGGGGCTAGGCTTCGGTACTCGAAAAAGAAGATCTTCGAAATTCGCCCGTAAATCTTTTGAATTCCGCCACAGGATCGCCCCCTTTTTAGCCCCCTCCTTAGAAGGCTCGCTGGACGCGGGACATGAGATCCGCGCGGCGGACCATATCCGTGACTCGGTGAGTGATGTACTGAGTCACGATATTGTAGAAGATCCAATAGGACAGGGTCCGGGTCTTGATATCGTCCAAGGTGATGTCCGAAGACCTTTCCACCTCCTCGTGAATTTGGTTGGCTTCCCCTTTGCGGAACCCCATCCTCCCCATCACCCGTTCGTAGTCTTGGGGTTGGGTGACGCGGGAGACCCAGGATCTCCACAAATCGACTTGGTAAGAGTATTTCTCCATACCTTCGATGAGGATCCTCTGGATCCTCCGAGGGTCGAGACCCCGCGTATGGCGATGGTGGTAATGGACAAAGGTCTTCCCCACCCTCAGCCCGTTGGAGCATACCAGGCGGTAAGCTCCGAAATGGATGGAGAAGGCCCATCCCGTGTCATAGCTATTCTGGACATTGATGGTGGGGTTGATCAGGTCTCCGCCTCCGATATCATACTCGGTCTGAGGGAAACGGTATTTTGCCCACATCCGCGCCCCGTCCGGGGACAGAGAGATGTTCCTTGTAGGAGACCCAAACTCGGGATTGCGGGCGATAGCTTCCTCTACCAGATCCAGGGCCTCCTCATGGCGAACCAACTGATAGGTCTTGGACACCACGGCGAAGGCCGTTCCCGTCTCCCGATCCGCGATTATCTTGTGCCGAGGGGCCGCCCCTCGAATCGATCTCAGATTGGCCCCGCTCTTTCCCCAGAATACGTCGTACTCACCTACTTTTGGATAGTACATTTTGTCCTCCTCACTTTATTATGCGGACAGAAGCGAAGACTCGTCCGTCTCCTTCCCGTCCAAGACCTGATCCAAAACGAGCCGCTTCTTGTCAATGAGGCCCATGATCTGTTCCTCGATGGTCCCCTCCGCGATCAAATAGTAAATGTTGACCGCATCCGCCTCTTGCCCGATACGATGGATGCGATCTTCGGCCTGGGTGTGGTCTCCGGGGCCCCAGCCCAGTTCGAGGAAGACCGCCGAGGAATTCATATTGCCTACGAATAGGCGGATGTCCGGGCGGGTCTGGAATGCTTGGACAGCCTCGTCCCGGGCCTTGCCGCTCACTGAGCCGTCCACTTTGACCGCGACGTCCCCGAACTCCTCCATCAGGCTGTCTACCGTAGAGCGATGGGTGCAGAACACTACCAGCTTGCCGTCCGAATCCAAATAGTCCCGGATCCACTGAATGGCCATTTTGATCTTGCCCTTGATGGCGAGTTGCTTGAGGGCTTCGATCTTGGCGAGGGCTTCGGCGTTCTGTGCCCGGGCGGCCTTGTCAGGGTCGATGGCCTGGAGCCACCCGATGAAGTCCTCCTCCACCTTGTAATATTCCCGCTCATTATCCAGGGGCATGGGGACGATGGAGATCGTCTTGGCGGGCAGTTCCTTGAGAACGTCTTCCTTGCGCCTCCGGATCATGACGCGGGAGAGTTTCTTGTTCAATTCCTCCGTGTTTGAGGCTCCGGTGAAATCCCAACCGAATCCGTTGTGCCGGGCACCGCAGTAGCGTTGCGCGTATTTCCAAAAGGAAGGGAAGAGGGTGGGTTCGATGATGCTTAGCGCATTGAAGGCCTCCACGGGCCTATTTACAATAGGGGTGCCCGAAAGCCCGATGACGTAAGGGACCCCCTTGACCAGGGCCTTGAAAGCCTTAGTACGTTTCGCGGATCTGTTCTTGATATAATGGATCTCGTCTGCGATCACAACCTCGGGCCGACACTCCTGGAGCCGCCCAACCCAGGAGGGGAGGATATCATAGTTGATCACTATGATGTCCCCATGGATGGGGCGGTCGGGCTTCTTGCCGGAAAGGATCTGGACCTTCGGATCGCTCATCCACATTTCCGCTTCCCGCTTCCAATTGAGTTTGAGCGAGGCGGGCACTACCACCAGCGCGGGCCTACGGTCGGGATGGAGCTGGAGCCAAGCGAGGGCCTGAGCCGTTTTCCCGAGGCCCATCGAATCCGCTATTAAAGCCCGCCCCTGCCTCTTTTCCACAAAAGCCACCCCCTCCTTCTGGAAAGGGTAAAGAGGCCTCCTAAGCCCAGGGATTTCGTCGATGGAGGGGGCGGGGGCGTTCCTCGCCTTTTCCCACTCCTCCAGGCGGGGGTCGATCTCAAACCCCCACTCTTTCAACTTAGCCAAGTTCTCCTCGGTCAAAGGGGCTGTCCAATACTTGTCCCGAGGCCCATCGTTGTGATATCGGCGCCCCTCCAGGGATTTGACACGGGCTACGTCTTGAGGATCGTAGGGGAAGGTGATCTTGATCCCGGGACGGGGGGTTTCCCCCTTGATCTGGATTATGACGGCGGACCGAGCAGGCCCTTGATGGCCTTCCTTGGGAATGAGAGTCTTGGGCTTGTTCCTGAGCGGCTGAGGGCCTTGCGACAGGCGTGAATCTGCCGGTCGGTTAGGAACCCCTTCGCTTCGTACTGGTGCGCAAGAGAGGTCAGAAAGGGGGCATCTATCGCGTTGAAACCCATTGAATTCTGCCAATGAGTTCCTTGAGACATTCTTTCGTCTTGTGTCTGAAACGAATAGAGCCTCATGAGGGCCCCCACCACATATTCATCCTTTTCCAATAGACTGGTCACCTTGTCGGTTTTTTCAGTCATCTTTTGTCCTCCTCTTATCCAAGATGGTCGCGAACGGCCGCCTTGATCTCCTTGAAAACATCTTCGGCCTTCTTTGCCGGATACACACGTCTCAAGGCGTCCTTTATCTTCCTGCGGATGGTCCGGGGCGTGTCGTCGGCAACGATTTCGAACACTTCGCCCGGGGCCTCGAACAAGGCCAACACCACCTCCCGAGCCTCCTTGCTCAGCTTTCCTATCATGTGCGCTGCCTTCGAAGTGGACTCGACGCGGGAAGGATTTGAAGCGGGGAGCTCATACCGAGCCTGCTTTGTCTCCTTAGATAGATAGGTGTTGAGGTGATTGCGGACCGCGCACCATATAAAGGTTGACGCAGCCCCTCGCTCCGGATCGTACCGGGGCCAAGCCTCTATCAACCCCAGGCACGCTTCCGCAAACAGTTCCTCGTAGTCAAGGCCTGAGGCTCGGGAGGCGCTCCAGGCCAACTTTCGTACCATGTCAGAAAACTTTTCGAATACTTCGCTGGTCATCGGGTCCTCCTCCTTCTTACAATCTGCATCCCCTCCCATGGGATGTCCGCCGTTTCCCGTAGAAGATCCTGAATGCACCGTCCGCATACGATAGCCTGGAGCGGGCGGTACTTCTCCCTGGCTGGGTGCTTTGCCTCGACCTTGCGGAGGCGAAGCGAGTTGAAGGCCCTTTCGGGCTGGCTACATAAGACGCATCTCATCAGAATGCCTCCTCTATATCTTCGGTTATGGCCTCGTCCGGCACCTGCCACGAGGTGCGGTATTCGCTGACAGCAGGAATGGACATGACCAGTTCACCCTCCTTGGCGCTGCCGGAGATCCTTGAGCAGTCGGAGAATTTCGTGTAATAGCACACGAATGCCCGCCCCTGGATGTCGTCGCCCCGGGCGAAAATGTCCACCACGGGCCGGAGCCTCTACCCATTGTCGAGTCGGTCGAAATACTTTCATCTCGTTTCCTCCTGCTTAACAATTACGTGCTTGTCGTTCCACTTACACGTGAGGCATGCCTGATCATCCTTGTCACCGGGACATGGGTCAGGACAATTGTGCGCAAACATCAAACCCCACGAGTGGAGCATTTCTTCTACCTCCTCGTCGTATTGGTAGGGTATTTTGTATTCAAATTCTTCTCCGAGGTGGATTTCCCTATCTCCCACAAAGATTATTTTCTTTCGGGGATAATACCGGATTTCCTTGCAGCCGATCTTGTGGCTGTGGTACTCCAGCTTGGGGACAATTACTAAGTCCAGTCCATCCTCTTCTTCTTTGTAGAGCAGGTATTGTTCGTGGAGAGGTTTTTGGATCACTTTTCCGTCGTCGTCGAAGCGGGAGAAGGTGTCCAAAAACGTTACTTTAATTAGATCCCTCACCCAATCCGGTCTGGTAAGGGGGAAATGGAAGAGCGGGAAAAGGTGGTATGCCGGCAGGTCGAGGGTTTGAAACGCTCCCTCGAACTTGCCGCCGGGGAACCGAGGGGTGATGGCCAGGACGGCCCGGCGGTTCCGAAAAACGGCGAGTCGGCTGAAACCGTGGCCCTGTTCTACCTGGACGGAGCAATGGGACGAATAGGGGCTGTTGAGTCCATTAAAAAATACGGTTTCTCCCTTCAGAGAAACGCTAAGATAAGTCGAATCTCGAAGGGAGTTGATGATGCTTTCAAGCCTGCGATAATGGGCTTTTGTTGCTGTCATGCCGTTTCCTCCTTTCTCGGATCCATACAGATCAATTCCGAATAGCGGTAATTGCCTTTGGGCAAAATCCGCGCGACTTCCACGTCGGGGTTTCTTTCGAGCATCCGCTTCCGCCCTACGGCCGCCCTCTTTGTCCGGGCCGCGAGGGCGTCAATGGTGCCATCCTTTCTTCGATAAATGATCGGATAGAACATGTTAGTCCTCCTTCTTGAATCGCATAATCCCTTCGTCCCTGGTGTAGGAGGGGCCGAGGCCCCTCGTTGCAGTTATTGGGTGAAGTCCTCGCGAAACAGGCCCGCGAGGAAGTGAAACCGGTCTTTGCGGCGAGGTTCCCCCACGCAGGTGAGGATAACCGTGGCCCCGCGATGGTAAGCATCGCCGAGGCCAAAAGCCTTGCCCTGGCAGAGGATGTGGTCTACGATGGCGGCCGCGTGCCACCTGTTTTTAGCCTCTATTTCGTAAGTCCTTTCCATTTTGTTCCTCCTTCATCTTAAGGTTAGTAATCAACCCCTCATCTCTGCCTACTACGTCATCGTAATAGACAGGATCAAGAGTTGATCTGCGCCCTAGGTCTCGCCGCCTGTCTCGGGAGCTTCCCAACGTCCCGCTCCCTGCCCAACCCTTCGGCTTCCCTGTCCGGCAACTTTCAACTTTCTTCAGTTTTAAAAGAACCCCTTACCCGAAAACACGCTCATATTATATATGAAGAAGTGCAAAAAACAAAATCCGATATACCCCGGTTTAAAGGGAATATCGGACCTGTTCGATGATTACGCCGGATTACCTAAAAAAATTAAAGAAATTCTCCGATTTTCTCGAAAAAGCTCCTGATTTCGCTGATCTCACAAAAAAATTCGAAAATTTTTTACCTGACCAAAATTTTTCCCCTTTTCTGGCCTGGTTTTATCCAACGGACGCAATCGGCGATCTCAATATAGGAGGGCAGGGGCGCGGATTGCTTCTTGCACTTGCTCCACACAAGGGTCCAGAGACGGATTGTCTGGGGACTGACCCCGAAATGCTCGGCTGCTTCGGATACTGTCATCCATTCCCCCTCCGGGGGGTTTGGTCCGCGATAGACAGGCAAGGGAAATCTCGACCGATAATATGCGTAATTCATCCCGTCCTCAGTTATTGTAGTACATATTCTCGACGGTAAAGATGTATTGTGCCTTTCCCGGCAGCCCTGACCCATAACTGCTCGTATAGGTATATTCCAAGGAAAGCACCCTATCCACGAAAGACTCATCCAGTTCCGTAGATAAGAGCGACAAATCATCCCCCTTTAACACAACCGTGACAGTCGAATCAGGCGTGACCGATACATCCTCCCTGTTATTTATGACAGTCGGCGTTTCCGTGTAAGATGCAGGCATATTAGTCAACGTCCATGTGATAGAATCGGGCGTGACGGCGTTCCCGTTTTCATCGGTAAATGAGATTTCTATGCCAACCGTTCCTTTTTCGGGAAATGCGTCGGTTTCGTAGGTAGTGACAGTCATTTTAAAACCCCTATATCAGCCAAAGAAAGTTTGTGTTGCGTGGTGTAGAAATTCCATGCCTTCTTGATGTCTGTGATGCTTCTTTGCGATGCCGCTCTGAGTGACATTTTCACGTCCTCATCCATTTCACCTGTCAAGGAAAACATTTCATCAAGTCCGGAATGAGTATTGATAAGAACGGCGCGCGTCAACCAATGCAGATAACTGCTATGAACCCCTGTCCACGAATAGTCGGGCAGACTGATAACGTCCTTGTCTTTGCCGCTGATTCCAATGGCCACATTCATAGTATATAGATCGCTGGGACGCTTGCCGTCAGAAATATTCGAAAGGTGTTTCGCCATCTCATTCATCCAGAATACCAATTTCTTGTTTCTCGAAGGACAGAAAAACAAAGGCGCATTACACACCATCCAGCGCATCGTCACATCTTTCAACTCCTGCCCCTTATACATGAAACGATTCATGTTCCATTTAAATCGCTCGTTACACCCTAATAAAATGTCCGTGCCCTGCACCATTTCAAAAAACCTGGTAACGTTGGCAGTGAAGAACATGTCACAATCCATGAACAGAAGCGCATCATATGTGGTATTGTTCATTATCCCTTGCAAGAAAGAATACCGTGATTTTTTGGCGGTCATAGCAAGGCTTTCGTACCGCGTATCCGAGAAATCAACAAACTCATATGAGGGTATGATCATGAGATTAAAACACCAATCGACGGCCATGATTTTTTGCAGTATTTTCTCGTTGGGATCAACGGCCAGAACATGGACATCCACATCATCATGCCTGTGGTAATCCAGGCTATTCAACAACGCCACCAGGTACTGGGTATAGTTCGGCGTGAATGAAGTAACAATGGAATAAGGGGACCTGCCTTTAGGCTTACTTTGTTGCGCCGCCATTGGTTTTTCGGTTTCCTTAATATAAGCAGTCCTTTCTTTAGCAAATGCAGCAAATGCCCTACACCTGCCTTTGACTTCCACTTCGTGCCATGACAGGTCAGGCAACAAAAGGGCATCAATGATTTTCTTTTCCTGTTTCCGCATACCATCATGGATTAGAATATACTTACAATTGGACATAGCAATAACCAATTGAGCGTCGCGCGGTTCCTTGCCGTCGATGAACCCCAAATCATACCCATCGGATAAACCCTCGGGCGTGTTTTTATTGTCCCACAAAGAGATAGTCCAACCTTTTAAACCCTCGGCGCGGGCTTGGTCTGCTACCTTATCCATCCATTTAATGTTGGTTTCATATGAATCGACACGCAGGCCCTTCCGCAAAAAACAGATAGTGGACATTCCTGAGCCAAACTCCAGAACGTCCATAATGGCATGATCGTCAATGAACTGTTCGATCCCTTCCCAGTCGGACAAACTGATTGCGCCGTTGTTAAATGCCAACTTCTCCATGACAATCCCCCTCATTTCCCTCTGGTTAGGTCAAGCCTTCCACCTTCATAGTACATCTTAACCGCGTCTACGATCATATATGGACGAATCAACTCAAAACAACGTGGCCCCGATCCAGGCACTAAATCAACGCATTTCCCTTTCTCTCCACCCTTCCAACATCCATCCCACAGACAGCAATTCAACGCGCCGTTTGTATAGAGGTACCGCCCGTGTGGGTATATGTGCCAACGAACGCCCTCCTTCCCGGCTGCCACAACTACGTGTGGTTGTTCATAGGCGGCGGACAACACAAATTGAAAGCTCAACGGCCCAATAGTCCCATGTGCCCACCAAGCTAGGCGAATAAGCTGTCGCAAATCAGTTCTTCCCACCAGATCATAGACGCCTTTGAGCCTTGGATGGCGGTGGTTGACGTGACCCACTTGAACCAAACGAATGGCACCTTTGAAATACTCGTTGAATGCATCCACTACCTCCTGCCACCTAGGATAAAATTTCAACTCGTTGTCGGGCTTATATCCGGCATTGATAAGCCAAAAGGCCCCTTTCCATCCGAACTCAACTTCCACTTGGTTAACCCAGCTTTTCTCTTCCTCTGATAAATAGATTTCCGGTTTAATGCCGGTCTTTTTTATCTTGACACCTAACTTTTTCTCAATATCATGCCGGAAGGCATCCGTAAAATGATGCCCACGCCAACCGGACTGGTTAATCTCATCGTACCTAACATCAACCTCTTCTACCGAAGAGTCGGTCCTGCTCAGCCTTGTCAGGTGGGGGTTATTTTCCCATATTGCCGGGCACGGGGTCCGAACGTCTATCTGCCAAGAAGGAAACGTCAATTTCAGATCCGCTACCGCTCTCGACATGGTCAATATATCGCCCGGGCTCTGCCCCTGCCTCAGTATTATCTTTCGCGTCTTCATCCTTCATCCACGACCTCCACCTTATAATTGTCGTACCTCTTAACGCCGGTCTTTTCTGTTCTGGATGGCGTCTTCATAAACATAAAACTAGCAACGTCTTCCCTAGGTGGGCACTCCGGCCACGCCATATAGACGTGCTTAAATCCAGGAAACAAACTGGTCAGCGTTTCCTTAGTGAAATAATGAAGGTGCTCCTTGGGCTTAAAATGCTTCCACTTTGTTATGTCCCCGCCCGTGAATAAGGGCACGGTGACAGCAATGTTCTTAGCCAAAGAAATCACTGGTTGTATATGATCAAAGTTCGGTATGTGTTCCAGGACGTCCCAAAAACACAGGACGTCGAACATCATCAATGGAATACCTGTTTGTGGGTAAGGGCCGATGTCATATGAATAGACGTCTACCCCTTTCGGACGCCAGGCACGAAACCACCCGACGCCGCTTCCATAGTCAAGGACGGTTTTTACTTTTCCGCAGTGATCCAAAATCCACTCCCAACGGATGCGTGATATCTCATGAGCCGTTGAAGAGTATTCCCTCAGCATCTTTTCATAATATTCTATATCATACATCGAATCCTGCCCCCACTTGTTTCTTGGCGATGGTTACGCCAACTCTTTTGGTTGAAAAAGAACTCCCACCTCCCCTACAACTGTTGTTGATATTGAACTGCTGCTCGAACTGCTATAAGATGATGAGCTGGAAGACAGCGATGATGAAGACAACGACGAGGATGAACTGCTGCTAGAAACCGATTCCGAACTACTGCTAGAACTTGACTCAGAGCTCGATGAGGAACTACTGCTAGAGGAACTGGTGCTGGACGATGAACTGCTAGTGGACGAACTTGTGCTGGTAGAGGATGAAGAACTGGATGAACTGGTGGAGCTGGATGAACTTGAATATTGTTCCCAATTATCAAATTCTACTGTGAACTGCACTGAAAAATACTTGGCAAACATACCAAGCTCGCCATCACCAGTCAGGGTGCCCGAAGACTGCGCCAGCAATGTATTCCACGAACCTCCGGGCATCTTATAATAGAGAGAGAAATACCCATCGGTGTCTCTCTTCATCCGCAACGTTACCGTATCGTTTGATGGAAGAACAACCTCGCCTTTATCGCCAAGATCAGATGTGGTGTATTGAATTACCTGGTCAGATCCAATCTTACCCCTATTCAATTGAATGTGGTTACCAGCGGGCAGGGTTGACCAAAACATTATACCATAACGATCGCCCTCGTCTATGTCTACGAAACTGCAATCTATCTGCCAATCAAATTCACCATCAACACCACATTGGTACAACCTGGTTGCCGTTGAACGTGATCCATCATCCCCGCTCCCGGCAGTTATTTTGTGGACCTGATTTTCTTCAACGTGGCTACCGCCCGTCCCTGGACTCCATATCCACCAATCCGCCGTTGTATTATCATCAAAATCGTCCTCGGTCAGAGCCGCGCATGATATTGAACTACTGCTAGACTCGGAGGACGATGAACTACTGGTACTTGAACTGCTAGACGAGCTGGGGGAACTCGACGAGCTTGAACTGGTACTGGAACTGCTCGATGATGTACTTGAGCTGTTACTTGTACTAGATGAACTGCTGGAGCTTGAACTCGAAGTTGACGAACTGGTGCTTGAACTGCTAGACGAGCTAGGCGAACTACTGCTTGATGATGTTGAACTGCTAACCGATTCGGACGATGAACTACTGCTATTAGACGAGCTGTTGCTCGAACTCGTGCTACTTGAGCTTGATGAAACCGACTCCGAACTGCTGGTGCTCGATGAACTACTGGACACACTTGTGCTAGACGATACTGACTCAGATGAAGAACTCGAACTGGTACTGGTGCTTGAACTGGTGGAACTGGATGAACTTGAATTACTGGATGAGGTCGAACTGCTATTGCTTGAACTCGACGAACTATTAGACGAGCTTGTGCTGGAGCTGGTACTAGACGATGATGAACTGTGGCTAGAAGAAGTGCTTGAACTGCTAGAAGAAGCAGCATACTCCCACGCTCCCACTGACGGTGTACTGGCATCCCAAGTCGTGCCGTCAAAATCCGTGGAGCAGCGGCTCGTGAACCAACTATCGCTTACAGTCGTCCCTGCGTGATAGAGCGCCGAGTTGGTGTCATATACTGTGTAGTCATCGGTGCTGGGAGCGGTGAAATCATCAGCGTCGTTGTTAGTTAGTTCTCCGTCATCTTCTGTCAACACATAGTTTTCGGTAATGGTTCCGTTTAGGTCATCCCCACAATTTACGACCGCAACATTAGTCAAGGTAATAGATCCGGCTGAGTTGTTGATCCCCTTGAGATTGCACTCTGCACAAGTTGTATTTATAACCGTGAGAGTTACATCAGCATCATTTGTTCGAATCGCATTTCCGTATGTGCCGGTAAAACCTTTAATTAGGCATCCACCCACCTTTACAGTCAGGGCAGCAGTATCAGTAAAATACATACCTCTTCCGCTAGCCGCGCTACTATCGCGAATCAAGCATTTAGTGACTTCAAGGTCTCCACCAACAAAAGTATTTCCACTGCTGATTGGTACGTCTCCACCGTAGAACTCTATGCCATGGATCTCAACATACAGAGCTCCGGAGGAGCTTCCAGTCAAATAAAACTGCTTGCTGATTCGAGCGTTATCAACACCATCCCCGTCAGTTCCATCTGTTTCATAGCCAGAATCCGCCTCGACGACTATTTTGCAGGACGACGACTGTCCGGCTTGCCAGCCATTCCAATAAATATTGGTGGTCGTTGTCCCATCTGTCCCCTGAAGCCTGGCACGTACCCCATCGGTGCCGCTGATGTCAACACCATCATAAGCAGCCTCAAAGTCAGAGAGTTTGGTGTAATCTCCTCCACTGGGGGCAACTAGTTTGTCCGCGTACCAGGCCATTACTTCACCTTATCCACAATAAGACTCGGGCTTATTTCATTTTTGCTTGCATAGTCCAGGACCGCAAGCCTGTCTTTTTCGGTCTTTTCTTCTTTCTCCGCCAGCGACAGTTTATCGCTGGGAAGGATAGACTTGAGATCAAGCTTGTATCGTCTCTTTTTTGTCAGTGTCGGAGGCTCAAACAGGGTCCCCTCCGACCACTCCCCCCGACAGTACTTTTGAACATCGCAGACTTCTGGGTCATTCCATTTACACTTACCGCATTTGCCGCGCATCTCACGGTCATACTTGTCACCACAGGGGATGTTGATATCAACCAGGACGGGCAAGAAAAACTTAAGCTCCTCTTCTGAGCGCTTGGATTCCACCCGATGGAAGCTCACAATATCCCCATAGTGAACCCCCGGTCCATCAGGTTCTTGGGGATGATGTCTAATTTTCACGAAGGCATATACTTTCATTGAGCGCCTCCATCCTCTGGATCTGCTTTGCCATGCCGGGTTTCAGGGGGAATTGTTTCGCCGCCGTTGAGGCCGGATCATAGTAAGGTTGTTCTTCCAAAACCACCCGCTGGAACACTACCGGCTTAAATTTGGTCTGGTAAAAGTAGCGCTTGACCTTGCAAACCAGGTAGGCATAGCCCGCAAACTTAGCGTGTACGTCCTCGCGACCCTCATATTTCAGGGTTTCCCATACCGGATCATCTGGAAATTCGTCGTGAAAGGCATTCATGATCTTCCATAGAAGCTCGTCGAAATTCCAGTGTGCCTTGCTGGCTGCTATGTCAAAATGATCCCTTGTGCACCAGTACACCCTCCCTATCTTTGCAAGCTCAAGGGTCTTATGGGCAAGGAAAGGACACTGTAGAACGAACCCATTCCTCAACTCGGGCTTGTCGATCCATTGTTTTTTGCCATTGGCCCCCCACTTCAGAATCTTGCCATTGAGAAGTTGTTGCAGCCCTTCCCAATCATCCAGCCCGATGATACGCTCATCCAAGTAGGGTAAGCCCAGGTCTTGGGCCAGCTTCTCGGCAAAAGTATGAGTGCCTGCTCTTTGGTGTCCTGTTACGAAATAAAACATCACTGCCTACCCCCTTATCGCCTTGATCACGCTACCCAGAACCCCCTCGACGTCTCCTGCCTGGACACGTTTCTCCCTGCCCCTGTGCCATGCGGACACTCCCAGGATGGACGCCCAGCCCAGCCAGATCCATTGAGGGACGTTAGGCACGGTCTTTTCCGCAAGCGGCAGGATCACGTAGATCCCCAGGACCGCCAAAGGCCACAGGAACCCACAAAAGGGGCGCCACGAATACTGCGGCCAGTGTTCCGACTTCGCCTCCACGCGCATGGTGCGGTTAACAATATCCAACCGCTTGGTCAATTCGCGTTCATATTCGAGGTCCGCCTGGGTGATGGCCCGGGCGGTCTCCTCGGGTTCGGTGCGTAGTTTACTAAGTACCTTCTCTGGTGTTATGCCGGTTTCATCATCACCCAGCGCTTTCGCCAAAGCTGACACCCCCGCGCCTACAGCGGCACCAGGCGGGCCCAATAAAGCCCCACCTATAGCGGGCGCAAAACTCAAAATAGATCGGCCAACATCTTTCCAGTCCATAAATCAACCCTCCAATAAATAAATGTATTTCCCATTCCTGCGGGTCCATACCTGACAACAAATGCGCGGCCTGGTATCAACGTGAAATCCGATAGGCAGGAGCTTACCACCCCAATGCCAGTCAAAATAAACCCCGATGCCAGTAAACCCCATACGCATCAAAACATAAAATTGTTCTCTCGGCGAAACCTTGGTCTTGAAGTGAAAATCACAGGCTTTACATCCCATATCTTTACGATGATAAGAATGGGGGCTGTGCCCGTGCTTGCCATCAACGTCCACGCAGCCACCAACTGCAGCGTGTGTTATCATGAACCAACCAGTTTCGAGTCGCGTCTTGACCAAGAGATGCAACAACACGCCGTCAATAAGATCTCCCGATCCTGGGTAAAGAGGATCGTCGAATTCTTCCCTGGTGAAATGCGGCACTTTATCCCATGAAATTGACATGGTCTTTTACCTCGTTTTGTATGTGGCGCCACCAGCCTCTTTCTTTATCTTGCGTATAACTTCATCCAACTCTCTGTCTATGTCACTCTTCTGCTGCTTCAACGATCTTAGATCATCAATAGCAGATTGGGGCATTTCCTTACCACGCCAACGATCCTGCAAGTTCCAAATCTGCCTTTGGATGTTCTCACGAGCACTGAAAAGATTTTGTTGTTCACGCCAAACCATTAAAGAGGTTACGTTCTTGCAGACAGTTATAAACTCGGGGCGCGTAACATCTTGGTGAGTGTGCCTCTCATCCACCGCGGCACCTAAACTGATAACACCGCCTATTCCCAAAACGGCAGACGTTACCAGTGTTATTTTTCGGAATGCCATATTCACTGCATGACCCCATCTATAATAAGGCATTTCATATCGCACCAAATTCCCGCTCACTCTGCCTATTAGATAACACCAGTTTGTCTATCCTGTCCGACAACTCACGCCGGTTTCTTTCGATCTCTTTCCACTTGGCGTCGATTTCCTTTCTCATCCCCTCTACCATGCCGCATAAGTGCTCCTGGTTACTCTGTATTGACGCCAGTGTTGTCTGCATCGAAAGCTCGGAATTGGTTATCCGTTGTTCCATTAGTTTCGAGCACGCCTCTTGTTTTCTATCGCATATATGATCAAAGGTTTCCAACAATGCTTCGCGCCTTTGTGGCCACGAATCCTTATACTCGACGAATGATCTACCCAAAACATCTATGCTTTCTTTTATCGACTTCATCATATCGCTGGTGACGCGCTCTTCGGATTCAACGTCCTTGATGATCTTACCCAAGATGAATTTTATGAGTCCCACGGTTAGCAGGGACAAACCACACAAAACCACCAACGATGCTAACAGGACCTGGGAAACGGATACAGGAACAATGGCGCTGGGATCGACTACATGCATTTTCTTACTCCTAATCGAAATCGCTCTTCATACTGTCTTTTATCCTCTGGATTAATCTGTCCAAGAATACCTCATCCTCAAAAAGACTCACAGGATCTATCTTTTCTATCTTTATCGAAAGAGATGAAGTGGAATTTTTTGACTTTGCCTTTTCCTTCTTGGCCACCGCCCTTCTTATCCGCTCGCCTATTGCATATTCAATTTGCTTTTTGTTGTCGGCACGACGCTTTACGACGCCATTGACCATAGCATCACGTAAGGCATCATACAAAATCTCGGCATAACAACTTGAGCAAGCATCGAAAGAAATGGTAATATCCTCGTACCCATTCCCCGATGGATCTAGGCTTCTATCATGTACAAAACAGTGAGCACGGACATCCTCCCCTACCTTCCCACAATAATCACAAGCTGTTAGTTTCATTTCTTAGAGCCTCCGTCACGCGGTTTCTTTCGGCCATCGTAGTTTGCTACTGACCGATATGAAATTCCTAGCCTCTCCGCTATGGTGCGTCGGTCATACCCCTCCTTCGCCATCTCTTTTATCCTGCTGATCTTGTACTCAGAAAGAAACGGTCCCCGTGCCATATAATAATTACTCCTCATCCTAGACAAAGTGCGGACCTCCACGTGCGGTCCATGTGGCTTGATTACATTCGACGCAAACTTTTTGTTCTTCTTATTTTTCCTGCGGTTTATTTTTCCTGCGGTCTTCGAAATCAGACTCGTGGAAATACCAAGTCGTCCGGCACAAACGAAGCCGAATAATACGTTGGCCATCTTTTGTGATTATCAAATGCGGCTCATGAAACTGTGAGCAGTTGTGATCACAAGAGCATGCTAAGATTTGCGTGTTGCCATAAAACCGGCACGCCTGTCTAACAGGAAAGCCTTCGTTAGCAAAATTATTGGCGTAAATACACAAACAACCATCTTCTTCAATATACCCCTTATCCAATTCTATTATCTTATCAAGTTCATTCATTGCTATTCTCCTTTTTCTTGGTTGTCTGCGCGTTCCAATCTAAAAGCGGCATACCCAATTTCGTCTTGAATAACAGTACATATTTTATGGGCGATACAAACAGGGCATAATAAACCAGCTTCCCGTCCCACGCCACTCGGCTTGATCTTCTCCCATATATTGTCCGAGACAAGTATATCTATCTTATAATAGCCTCCACATTCATGGCACTTGCAAGCCATGGCCCTTCCCTCATCTCTTTCAGTCATAGGAAGTAAGAATCTCAAGAAAACAGAGACGCAACCATTTCTTCCTTTTCCTTATCTAACTTCTTCAGATAATCCTCACACGACTCTTTAGCCAGAGCCTTCATGAGAGACTTCTTATATGAGGAGCCGCATGGCACCCCGCTCCTATTCCATTCATCTAACAACATTCTATAATAAGGTAGCCGTTTTCCAAAGGTGCCCAGTTCCTGCCAACATTTTTCGCAGATAGCAAAATAGCCCTGGTAACGATTCACCATAGTAACGTGGGGTTCTGATTCAAACCACCTTTTCTTACAACGCCTACATCGGCCGCATTCGTTTTGACGGAAACGTTCGCCGGTTACGATTTCCCTGAAAACTCCTACCAGTGATTTGATCATCTTGGGCTTCCTTTTCTTGGTTCAAAAATGGGTCAGAGCCGCCGAGGCCCCCTCTCTTGTCTTGTTGAGGTCACCCGGCAGTTCAAATGCCTTTGCTTTTGCTTTTCGAAATGGTGTTTCGTGCCTATGTGCGAATAGAATTGCTTCTTCTTCCGCCTCTTCTTGTGTTGCGTCCATGAATATTTCACTGACGAATCCTATGTCATGAACGAACCACATATGACAGACGATTAACCAATCTTTCTTTTTCTTCTTAGACAACACGTTGTCCCTCGCTTCTCTTCCTTGGTTAAAAATACCCTCCCCTCCCCCGGCCTTAGTGAGGGGAGGGCGCGCGACCTTGTGGCTCACCTATTTCACTGAAACACTTTTTCAACCCTTTCTTACGCCGGTGGTTAATAAACTCTTTCTTCACCCAGAAGTGGGGCACAACATATGATCCCCAATTGATGTAGATAGGCTCCCATCCTGGGTGGTTCTTTAGCCATCTGTTTATGTTTTCTTCTGTGGGCTCCTCGGGGGCCAGGATCTTGACTTGGTAATAGGATCGGGCTCCCTCATCCTGCGAAGAAATCATCCTACTGAGCCAAAAAAGACTCGTGACTATAAGCAAGGCGCAAACAAACAGAAGCGCCGCGAAGATAATAGCCCCTTGAGTATTAGATTTTATTTTGGCTAATTTTTCCATATGCGACATAGGTGTTTATTATTTGGGGCAATCATCCACTTAAGCAGTCTTCTTTCAACTTCTCCAGAGCATCAATGATGTTAGTTAGTCTTTCAGCAGGCAACCGCAGCCCATTTTCACAATCGGATGTGGAAATTATCGCCCCTTGTAGATTCTCCGGATCTCGCTCGATTGAAATTGCGTAGCCACTAATATCAACCAACACAAGTCTGACCCATCCTTTTTTCTTGGTTTTTGCTGCTATTCCCATGTGTCGTTTTCTGACTCCTCTAAGCAATCTTGTTCGTTCGATAATATTCTTTCCTCTTCTCGATAAAATCCAACAAAATCTTGTGAGAAATGCCGCACTTTTCCTCTTTGAGTTGCTTCCTTTGTCTTCGCAAGGACCTTATTTTCCTATTTACGATATTTACAGCTGTTTTGACGTCATTCTTGGTCTTGGTCACGTTTTTGGGAAAGAAAACACGGAGGTCGCCTTTCTCATCTAAGAAGATTATCGCGCCGGGCTGCTTCGCTTTCCTGTATAGGCGACGCGTACCGTCAGCCGTGATGTGACCATCAACGACGTGAATCCGATACTTAGTGCTTCTGTTTGATTTGTCCCCGTATATCATTTTCCTCAGTTTCTTGGCTTTTGAATTTCTCATGAGTGTCCCCCTATTTCTTCTTGTTCGCCTTAGGCGGAAATGGACCGGACAGATCTTCCATAGCGTGCTTGTACCCATGAACGAATGCGGTTTTAAAGTGGTACTCAATTGCCTCCAGGTACGATGCCAACGCCTCGGGGGAAGTCTCGGACAACTTGGGATGCTCCCTTTCTATCACGCCGCTAATGTATTCCCAGTGTTCATCGGCAAGGTTAATTGCTCTCATTTTGGTATCAGTACTGAAATCAGTTTTCATGTTCTTCTAGCCCCTTTTTCTTATATTATACTATCACCAAAGGGGCTCACGTGTCCTCTAACTACGTTCCTCCGAGATCAGACTTCGCCTTTTCAATAGCGGCTACGCGCGCCTCCAAGGCCTTATATTTATCATCCAGTTCCTTAAGTGATTCTTCTTTGGTTTTTTCTATTAGTAAGGCCCCGGGGGCTTTGTCTGACAGAACAACATCCACCAATTGGTTTACTTTGACTGGGACAATCAACCAGTTGCCGTCAAGTATTGCGGATTTGGCCTGCTCTTCGGAGGTGAACAATCCTTTAATGGTGGTGCTGTCCCCAACCATCTGACATAATACAAAAACCGCAGTATTGTTAATCATGATTTACCTCCATTTAGCTATTGGCCCACACAATGTTGACTCCGCGAATCCACCAGCCCCCTCCTGCATAACACTTACCCTGAACATATAAACTTTGCCATGAGTTGGGGGTCCAACCTAATCCGCTAATGTCCCATGATGAAGAATCTTGCCATCCATAAGTGGTGCTTCCACGAGATACCTCCGATGAGTCGTTTGATCCATCCGAAAGCCGGCAATAGGCGGTATCACCTGAATCGGCTTTAATTTCTGCGGAGAATTTCAAATGTGTAAATGTGCCAGGATAAAAAATACGAATATGTTTGGCATTAGTCGTGTCGTAGCCCGTTTGTGAACCAGAGACCTCGCGTTCATCCGACCAAGCCGACACCGTGCCGTCGGGCAGTACCACCTCCCTACTGTTCACGCCGTCATGGTCATGCCCCCAAATATTGTTCTTGACGTCGAAGAGGATTCTATAAGAGTCGCCACTGCGAACGCCATCGGCGTACAGATTGTCCCCAGTACACACAAGACGATCATTGGCGTCGTCCGTATCGTCGATGGTGTACATGTTGCCTTTGGCGGCTCCGGAAATGATGAGCAAAGTTCTACCATTATGTTCATCGTCAGACCAGCCGCCAGCGGTGTCGTAGAAATATCCGTTCGTGTCGTTGGAAGGGTCGGAGGTTGCCGACCCCCCTTCACCAGTATCGAGCAGAAGCTGAAACAACACTTCGATATTCTCACGGAACTGATCCATAAGTGCCTGGCTAAGGGGGCTCTCACCATCCGTTTCCGTATCTAGTATAGTTCTAAGTTGCGATAAACCTGACCAAAAGGACATTGCGCTTCTCCTTTATGGTATGATGAGGGACGATTGAGCCATCCCTGCCGTAAAAACAAATCCCCATCGTTTCTGTTCATCCGTGCAACTGCTATAATCCGCAAAAGAAACCACCCATCCAGCTTGTGGCGTTTCTAGTGGCCTTTTTCCTCATGGCGGAATCGTAGATGTTGACTTCCCAACCTTCCTCGTACTTAGCAGCATCCGCAACCGAGACGCTCCAAGAGGTTCCGGAACTTCCTGACGTGATGATCATTATTGGCGATATGGCGCCATATGACCCCCTATCGAATCCGGTACCTAATAACTTCATCGTTACCAGGTTATTGTGCCAGTCAACGCTCCTATTGATTATCTCCATATAATAGTCGGACAGACCTTTTGTCCCGGCCTCAACGTCAGGCAACATCGAATGGGTAATGGGCACCACGTCGCCCGGTTCCGACAACCACTTATCAAAAGTCGTCTTAAACGATACGGCAAGGGGTGGCGTAGACCACCTTTCCAAAACATGTGCGATTCTATTGCTTACCGCATCCGTGGTATGTGGATCGCTGCTATGATACCCCTTACTCTTTATCTGCAATACCTTCGAGCCGGGCCCCCTATTGTTCAAACTGGTGCCGTCTACATCAAACTTTTGTGTTTGGTAATCATCACCGTCATGATCATAAAAAAACTCAACCTCGTTTATCATGGCATCGAGGTTCATGTCATAAGAAGGGAGCCCAATCATATCTGAATCTGAAAACGACTGGACCGTTTGAATGGCTGGGATAGGCGGTTTCAATGGTTTAACCGTAAACTTCCCCTCACCAGTAATGGCAGGGTAAATGTTCAATGGCTTAAATATCTCACGTTGAAACCATTTCAAGGCAACTTCTCTTTTTGTGATGGTAAATTTCATATAGTTTGAATCACCGGGGAACCAATTATCCCTAACCGATTCAATATCAGTAACATCAATATAGTCGGTGCTCATTCCAAGTCCAACCGAAGACTCATACCAGTCGTAATCCCCGTTCGTACCGTTGCCGGTAGAGGTCAACAATGCCAGCAAGAGATTCAAAGGGTTTCCCTGAATTGAAACAGAAGTATCTTCGGCACCACGGAAGATTTTACGCTGCATCCACCGTTGGGGGTCGGTTATCGTAAATTCCCAGGCATCCAAATCCTTTGTCATTTTCAGACCGGTGACCCATCCGGTCATAATAATAAGCATGTCCGATTCGTTCATGCCTACATAACCAACCTTAACCGTGGTTTTCCGCCTGTGAAAGTAATAACTATCGGTAGCCAACAAGGCGGTTATTTCATCGTCCACATCTGCAATGGTAGCAACAACGTTGCCTATTGACGCGCGTCCTTCCTCCGGAACAACCGACTGTGAAAGTCCGGTGAGTTTCATAAGATATTGTTTAAGGGTATTGGTCGGAGATCCAATCTTTCGATTCACATAATCGGTTGATTCACCATCGAAGTGGATCAAATACACAACACGTTGGTAGTCATAGGCAGCGTTAGTGTCGTATGTAGCATTGGACGCTCTCATTACAGAGCCTCCCTCACCGAAAGACTAAACGAATAATAACTAGTATTAGCCATCCGCCGAGGACTGAATTTTTTCATGATGGCAACGGCTGAGGGTAGATAAAACAAATGCCTGACCGTATCATCAATAGAATAGGAAAACACCAAGTTTTCGGTGGCGGTCAACGTAGCAGGATCGGCGGTTATCGAATCTATCTCTATCACTTCAAACTCATCATCATTATCCTCCGCCCTCACCAAAACCAAGTCCCCTACAGAAAACCCACTCACTGAATCAACCAACAGATCCTTTTGTCCGGAGGAAGCTGCTGAGGAAAGATCGGTATCCGATGCCTCATCCCCATCAACGGCGAACGAAAACGTTTTGCCCTGTCTAGCCCAAGACCACCAACCGATAAGATCATACATTTGCGATTCAGGGGCAATCCCCCTCACATCAAATTCAATGGCATGGAATCGAGCAGAAGTGACAGTCTTCCCCGATCCGGTCTGTCTCTGGCTCATGTCTTCTGACATATTCAACCGCAACGAATCGGGCTTGATTCCAAAGTTAATCGTCTTGCTATTATACACAATCTTTGCCAGTGCCATTTATTGAACCTCTTCGGCAGTCACGGCGTGACTAGCTACCAAGGTGACGTTCCTGTTTTCCACTGCTTCGCTAATCTTTTCGGCCATCTTCTCGATGTAGGCCTCGTCCCCGATGAAATCGCCATGGACCGTTATGATCAAGTTGCCCCTCTTTTCGCCTTCGTCGAAGGTCTCCCCTTCGGCCGCGTACCCACCCCCAGAGGCCGCAGGCATTCCAGCCCCCGAGGAATTGACTCCGGTAGAAGAGCCGACATCTATGCTCCTGATTTTGTCGATGTCCGCGGCGGTTTTAGCCGCTGATGCAGCCGCAAAAGCTACTGCCAGCCAAGGACCGCCTAGCCTCATGCCCCATTCCCAAGCGTCAATGGTAGCTTGAATGCCTTTGATAGTGGCGTCGGCTATGGCTATTGCCTTGCTCATCTTAAAGGCGAATTTACTGTGTTTGCCCATTTGGTTGAGGAAGTAGACGGCGTTGTTGTATGCGTCTTTGGACAGCTCTTTCTTCTTGTCCGCCATCTTCTTGTCCATACTAGTCACGGTATTGTTGTACTGACGGTTCGCGTCTTCCAAATTTCCGTAGAATTTATGGGCATTATCGAGCATAGTCTGTAGATGTTGCTCATTCTGTTCCAACGCCTGAAGATCTATCTGAGACATTTCCTCCATATGTTTCTGCTTCTCAGCAAGTTCCACCTCATGGAAGGCATAGAGTTGGTCGCGCAAGGTTTGATATTCTTGTTTTTTCTGATTCATATAAGCAGGCCACCAATCTTCCAAGGGCGTCGGTTTCTTTTTCTTCTTTTCCTTCCCCTCCTCTTGGCCCATCGTCGAGCCGGGGGACAAACCCTTCGTAATATAATCCGATTCTTCCATCATTGCGGATTGAAGAGCGGTAAGATCCTTGATGGCCTTGGCTTGGGTCTTAAAGCCTTCCAAGGCTGCCTGCGCGGTATTGAGTCGGGCAGTCCACAACTCAATGTCTTTGATGATCTGAACCCTTCTCGCTGGATCGTCGGAAAGGGCCTCTGGACTCATCTCATCATCCAGGTCACTCAGCTCCATCCGAAGATCGGCTAGGTGGCGTTTGGCTTCGCCCAGAGCCTCAAACTCGGTTCCCCGTTGTCCGATGGTAGATTTGAGATAGTCGTTGAATTTGCCTATTGCCGCGCCAACCAGCAAACCCTTACGCCCCAGTAAGGCTAGGCCCACCAAGCCATACTCCAGCATGGACTCGTTAGCCTTGATGAAATTCCAAGTATCTTTGATTTGTTCTCTCACATTCTTTACATATTCGGGGACCTTCTGGCGGATTAGTTCGCGATTGTTTTCGAGCCAGTTAGACAACTCGGTGTTGATGCTAGATAACTCGTCCTTCAGGGCCCTGAATACCCCTGCGGACATGACCTCCCTTTGGATCTCGGTGACGTAACTTTGGAAGGTGGCCGTCAGCCCTTGCCAATTGTTCATGGCCCGTTCAGCGGCACCCCCGAAATCCTTATCTAATCCCCGCATTATGGCCTTTATGACTCGGTCGATGGAGATGCCGGCCTTCTGAATCTCTTCCACTGTCATCCCAAAGGCCTCAGTAAGATACTTCCGCGCATCAATACCAACTTCGGACAATTGGTTGAGCTCTTCGGCAGACAGCTTGCCCAAAGTTTTCATCTGTCCCAAAGCACGAGCCACTCTCGGCATAGCCTCTTCGCCAAAAAGAACAGAGACGTCGACTAAGGTCTGCATGGATTTAATATTGGGATCCAGGCCCATAGCCTTCATCATAACAAACGTATTCACAGCCTTCTGAGTATTGACAGGCATTCGTAAAGCCCACGCATTAAGGGCTTCCAAAGTCTCCAGGCCCTTGCCCTTAGTGAGCGCATCCAACTTTAAACGCATTTGTTCGAAGGACGTGGCTGTGTCGAGGAATCCCGAGGCGAGCCTGGTCACCCCATACCCACCCGCCAATAGGAGCACGGTCCCTTGAAGACCCAAAAGGCGTCCCTGGAGAGCACTGGCCTCTGCGGACACCTTGCCGAAGGACCGCCCCACCGTCCGCGCCATGGAATGGGCAGTGGTGTCGAATTTGACCATGGCCGTCTTAAAGGTCCGTGCGGCGGAGGCGGCGGTCTTTGCTCCCTTGGTCACTGAGCGGCCCAAGGAAGAAAAGGCTCGGCTAGATTTTCCAAGGGAAGAATCTGCCGCCCTTTCGTACCCCCGCAAGGCAACCTCTAGCTTGGAGGAGTCCCCGACGAGGTGTGCTACGATATTGCCAAGATCAAGCATTCCGTTTGACCTTTCTCGTCGCCAACGAGGAAAGAATAGATTTTATTTCCTGTAGTTTCTGTTTCTTAGTGGAAGGGTATTTGTAACGCTCGGGCACAAAATCATCGACCTTAAACGGCGAGGAGCCCCTCTTCCTGTAGACGTTAGCGAGGATAGAAGCGATGATCCCTGTCCTTCGGTAATGTTCCTCCATCCCAAAAGGCTCCACCATACTGTACGCCCTCCACTCTAAGAGTTCCCTCGCCGAAATACTCGACAATAATTCATCCACCGTCTTTCCGAGGGCCAGAGCTAGACGGAAGAGGAATCTTCGCCCTGGCCTTCGTCGAAATTTTCAATGAAGGTCCGTTCCGCCTCTTCCCCCATACTATTGAGTCTCTGGGAAACGATGAAGATTCGACTCAGCGCCTTCCCTTTGCGATTCGCAAGCTCAGCCACGTCATCCTGGGAGAAGAGGCGTTTGCCCTTTTCATCCACGACCGAAGCCGCGACCAGGGCCGCCCGTACAAGCCCTTCCCCCCGCCTGTCTCCTGCGATGGCCTCCTCAAATTCTTCCAACTCTCTCGCCGTCATCTCCTTAACATACACATACCCATTCCACTCTGGGACCCAGACCTTCTCAATCTTCACTTCTTCCGCAGATCCACTAAGAATATCATCCCTGGTTAGGACCTTCATGTCTTCGCTCATGTCATTCCTCCTTTGCACATCAGTTAGCTAGACATCGTCACTTGGCCGGTGATTTTAAGAGTTACCGAAGCCGTGACCTTGTCATCGGTGGGCACAGACATACCTAAGCTGGTCACATAGGCCGCGAAATCAAAGGTGGTATTCCCTGTGTCGGGCAGAACGATCTGGTAGTTGACCGAAGAGTCCGACTCAAAGTCCGTGTTCATGTCATCGAACCCAGTTTTGGTGAAGTTCATGGTCAAGGACACCTCGCCCCCATCCCGAAATCCAGCGATAAACTCCCGGTACCCTCCACTGGAATCGAGATTGGTCACGTCAATGGTGTCTCTCGATTTGTTGGGACCATCGATGGAGTTGATTTCCGCAATAACCGTGAAGCTCTCGTTACTTGAATTCGGCTCCTACGCCAGAAAAAGCATTGCTCATAATCAGTTCCTCCCTTCTATGCTGTTCTTTGGATTGAAAAGTTTATCACAAAAACCGGCCTCTGTTCCTTATCATATCCCAGAAAGAGGGGGTCTCCCATAGCCTCGATCTGGATGTACCTTGTCGAATTCCAAGTCTCATTCGTGAGACCATTTAGGGCTTCCTTGATACTGTTTGCCTTGGTCCACGCCGCCTTATACCCCATCCGACTTCCCCGGACCCGGATCTGAACCGTAGGATAGTCGTAAGTATAGTTCATTACGGGTTCTTGGCCGCCCGTATCATATATCGTCACACAGTCGTTCGGTGAGTCCGGCTCTCGGCCGATAAATAGATCAGTTCCGAAAGTCCCCACACCCACTGAACTCTGTTCCAGGATGTCCTTTATGTCTTCAGAAGGCGGGTTCATCCGAGACCTCCCTTCATCCGGGTCACGATTATGCGACGAATGGCGTTAGTCCGGGACAGGGCTTTTTCCAAATACTTCCAACTCCCTTTGCGGTAATTCTTATTCGTCTCGTGAACGAACACCGCATAGTAGGCAGTAAACCCCAATTCGACCACCACCTCGCCCAGGCCCGCCAACTTCGATTTAGCTTGAGAGATGACCTTAGAATGATCGGCGGACAACCGGGCGGCGTCTTCCCCCATGAACCTTGGAGCGGGGGAGGCCTTCTGCCCTGG